TATTTTCTTTTACCATTCCACCTGCAAGCAAATACTTGTAAAATGGCAAGAATATCCTCAGTGAATTCTTGTTCTGGTGTTTTATTTTCTTTATCGAGAACCAGGATTTTTGTATGGTTTTGTAAGAATTGCCATTCGATAAGTTCAAATCCGAATCTACAAAGTCTGTCCTTGCTAGAGATAACCACTTCATTGAGTTGTTGTTTATTAGACATTTCCAATAATTTAAGAAGTCCAGGTCTTTTGTAATTAAGCCCTGATCCAATGTCTTTAATAATTTTATAATCTGGATATTTACTACTAAGATATAAGCATTGTCTTTGAAGATCATCTTTTTGCTTCGAAGAAGAAACTCTACAATAAATAACATTTTGTTTAGTTCTAATTTTACAATCTTTAGATTGATTGATTGTTGTAGGAATAAAATAAACACGTTGATTGCTTGGTGTTCTTTTATATGTAATTTTATTACTGTCTGCCCATCTTCTAATTGTATTTCCCGTAACTCCAAAAATTTCACAAGCATTTTTACTGGATGTCCAATAACCGCATTCATCATTCATCTTAATTTTCAATTAAATTCATTTAAAATTCATTTTTTTTACTAAATGAATTTTAAATTATGTAACGTTGTGTAATAAATGCCTAACAGTAGGAAGCCTTTTTAAAAGTTTATTTTAAAGTTTATTTTTTAAAGTTTATTTTTAAAATTATTTTTTTTATTTGTTACTTGTATAATAAGATTAAATGAACCAAATTAATAGCGCAACTAAAATGATTGAATCTAAAATTGATATTCCACTATCAAATCCTTATATAATGGCAGTTTTAAAAATCACTTTAACACTATTTGCAAGTTTAATTGCTCCAAAACCACCACTATTTTTACAAACTGTTTTCAATAATACATTTGCTAAAATTATTTTAATTTCATTAATAGTTTATATAAGTGAAAAAGATTTACAATTAGCTCTATTAATTTCTATTATTTTTGTATTAGGAAGTAACATGTTATCTGGAAGAAATATTTTAGAATCATTTCAATCGTTTTCTGGTAAAGAACTTTCCGAATTTTCAAAAGATTTTAAAGTAGCTAATAAAATGAAAATATTAGAAAGTCAGACTGATATTTATCCTGGATGTGAAAACATAACTATGAATGATTTACAGAAAATTTTTGATGGAGACACTACTGAATTCTCTAAAGCTGTAAATCAATCATTTAAAGAACTAGTTTCTAAAATAAAGGATACATCTTCTAAAAATAAAATTATGGCAATCGGGCGTTATGTTGGATTACCTGCAAATTTAAATTTTGATTATCCAGAAACTGCTCCTTATTTAGCAACACTTTTAGTTAATTATGGATATAATCTTAATGAAAAATGTCAACCACCTATTAATTAAGTTGTAAAGTAATTTTAATCTAATAATTAATTAATTAATTAATTATTAAAAATCTTAAAAAAAAAAATGAAAAACCATTATTATTATATTTTTTTCAATGTACGTTGGAGTTTGGACAAATAATCGTAATTATATTTTAGGAGACATAGTTGTTACAACTTTAAATAAATACTTTATTTGTACTAGAAAACATGTATCTAATAATCTAACTTTTCCTACTAAAGAAGATTTTTATTGGATATATATATCTTCTACATTTCTTAATATGTTTATTAAAGAAAATACAAATAATCCACATACCTTTAACGAAGGTACCTTTAACGAAGGTGTCGTTAACGAAGGTACCTTTAACGAAGGTGTCGTTAGACGACAAGGTGTCGTTAGACGGCAAGATGTAGAAGGTAATAATAAACATGAAACGTTACCAATTATTAAAAACATTTTAAAAAGAAAAAGAGAAGACGTAAAGGTAAATGTAAATAAAAACGAAGATACAGAAATAGATACTATTAAAGAAAAATACAAAAAGTATAAAATAAATACACCTGGAGAAATACCTATTGCTGATATAATAATGAAAAATTTATTACAAATAAATAAAAAAAATAACATTAAACAAATCGTATATGTTAACAAAATAGAACAAGAAGAAGAAGAACAAGAAGAAGAAGAACAAGAAGAACAAGAAGAAGAAGAAGAACAAGAATTAGTAGAAGAAGAAAATGTAGAAGAAGAAGAAGAATTAGTAGAAGAAGAAGTCTTTAACAAACACAATATAGAATATATAGATACAAAAAATATTAATCAATATAATAGATATACAGATTCTAAAAACTTTATAAAATACAATGATCAAAATGAAAACGGAGAAGAAAAAGAATCTGAAGAAAATATAAAATTTAAAAGAAAATTAGAAACATTAGAAAATGAAATTATAAAAAACAAGAAAATGAAATTAGATAATAACCAAGTAGATAATTTACGTGATAAAATTTTACTTATGAATATTGACATTGATACAAAAACTTTTATATTAGATAAGCATGACAGTATACAAAAAATGCATGGGAGTGATTTTACAAAAGGTATGAATTGGATAAAAACAGTATCTGATATACCTTATGGAAAATACCAATCTTTGAGTATTAATAAAGATGATTCTCCAGAAAAAATTAAAGAGTATTTTCAAGATATTAAATCAAAATTAGACCAATCTATACATGGTTTAGAAGAAGTAAAACAAGAAATTTTAGAATTTGTTGCAAGAAAAATAACAAATCCAGAATCAAAAGGACATGTTTTAGCACTTTATGGTGCAGCAGGGGTTGGAAAATGTTTTGGAAAAGATACTCCAATTTTAATGTTTGATGGAACTATAAAAATGGTACAAGATATTGTTCCTGGAGAATTATTAATGGGCGATGATTCTACTCCAAGAACTGTATTAACATTAGGTCATGGTAGAGATATAATGTATAAAATTACAAATGTTAAAGGAGAAAGTTACACTGTAAATTCTGAACATATTCTTTGTTTAAAATACTCATGTAATAAATATGTTACAGATGATAAAAAAAATAAGAGATTTAGAGTAAGATGGTTTAATAATAAAGAAGTTAAACTTAATATAAAAAATTTTTATTATAATAACAAAGAAAAAAATATAATTTTAGAAGAAGCAAAAAAATTTTTAAATAATATAAAAGAAGAAAAAATATGTGAAATTTCTGTTAAAAAATATTTACAACTATCACAAACAATTAAAAGATATTTAAAAGGTTATTCAGTACCTATTGATTTTTCAGAAAAAGAATTAGATTTAGATCCTTATATTATAGGTTTATGGTTAGGTGATGGTACGAGTAATGGTACTGGAATTTGTTCTCAAGATGCTACTATATTAAAATATTTATCATATAAATTACCACAATACAATTGTTATTTACAATACAATGGTGATAAATACGATTATAGAATTAATGGATTGAAAAGTCATGGAAAGTTAGGTAAAAATAACAAAATGTTAAATACTTTGAGAAAATACGATTTAATTAAAAACAAGCATATTCCACAAATTTATAAATGTAATAGTCGTGAAAATAGATTAAAATTATTAGCAGGATTAATTGACAGTGACGGAAGTCTTTTACACAATAAATCTGGTTATGAATTCAGTCAATCATTAGATCATGAACAGATTATTGATGACGTTATTTATTTAGCACGGAGTTTAGGATTTGCTTGTTATAAAAATAAAAAACATACTTCATGGACATATAAAGGAATTAAACAATATGGCGAAGCATGGAGAATTTGTATTAGTGGAAAAGGAATTGAAGAAATTCCAGTTCTTTGTCCTAGAAAAAAAGCAAATAAAAGACAACAGATTAAAGATGTATTAGTATCAGGAATTACAGTAGAACAATTAAGAGAAGATAATTATTATGGATTTATGATCGATGGTAATGAAAGATTTGTTTTAGGTAATTTTATAGTAACTCATAATACAAAGATACTTAAAGCATTAGGGGAAGCTTTAAATTTACCATTTTATCAAATTAATTTTGGCGGATTAAATGATGTATCTATTTTAACTGGTCACAGTGAAACTTATATTGGATCAAAACCTGGAAAAATTATTGAAATCTTACAAAATTCTAATTGTATGAATCCTATTATCTATTTTGATGAAATAGATAAAATAAGTGAAAATAAAGCTGTTGAAATTTATGGAATTTTAACTCATCTTCTTGACGAAGAACAAAATAGTCATTTTCAAGATAATTATATATCTAATGTTAATATAAATTTATCAAAGGTATTTTTTGTTTTAGCTTTTAATGATATTACTAAAATTGATAAAATTGTATGTGACCGTTTAAAAATTATTTACATTGATCCACCAAATTTAGAAGATAAAATCATTATTTGTTCAGAAAAAATGATACCTGAAATTTTAAAAACAATTCAAATTAAAAACAATATAAATATTATTATTGACAAAGAAGTTATAGAATATATTATTATTGCTAAAACACAAAAAGAACAAGGTGTTAGACAATTACGTAAAAATATAGAAAAAATTGCAAATAGAGTTAATTATGATATTCTAGTTGAAAATTATAAACATTTTAAATATGAAAATCAAAAAGATATTATTATTACAAGAAGTTATGTAGATCTTGTTCTGTTATCACCTGATACTAATAAAGATTATTTGCAAATGTACATTTAAGTTTTTTTAAAAAAAAAAGTTTAGATTACTCGATAAATTTCATAAAAATAACAAACATTATTAAAATAAACCCAAAGTATACATATCTTTCTTCTTCTAATAAAATTAATTGTAAATATTCTACCCAATTATATTTTTCTGGTTTTACAAATAAATCATCTAAAAAACCAGTTATACTTTTTGAAATTCTCTTATTAATTTCATTTATAGAAAAATTATAAATATCATTCTTACTATATGCTTTTTTTATTATTTCATTTGCCTCTTTATCTATTATTTCAAATTCTTTTATTTTTTGTTCATTTGGTATAAATGGATTAGTTGTTATTTTACTACTCTGTTGTTTTAAAATATTTACAGGATTTTGTATATTAGCTATATTTTTGGAAGAACCTTCTTCTTCTTTCATAATAACATTACCTTCTTGTATTTTAATGTTATCTTTTAATCCTGGTATAACATCAGATGGTATTATACTATTATTATCACTGTTATTTGCATTCATATATATATTTGATTAAAAAAAATTTTTACATTTATTTATAAAAATATTATTTCATTATTATGTTTATTTCGATTTTACTAAATATTATAATCTTTTTTATTAATAAGCTATGCCATTTAAACAAAAATATCATTGGGGGCCATATCTTTGGTGTTTTATTCACACTATAACAATTTCTGATGGAAATAATAATTTAGAGTATAATACTCACGTAAAAAAAATACTTCAATCATTAGTTCATATTATTCCTTGTCCAACATGTGTACAAACTTATAAAGAACATTTAATAATATTAAATGAAAAAGATTTATCAAGACCAATGACTTTATTTTATTGGTCGGTAGATTTACATAATTTAGTCAATACTAAATTAAATAAAACACAATTATCATATGATAAAGCTTTAGCTATATGGACAGTAGGAAGCCTTGCCGTCTAACGACAAGGTACATCGTAATTAATACAAATCACCATCACCATCACCATTATCATCATCGTTACCATTGTCTATTCTTATAGAATGTAATTCTACAT